GATCAAGCGGGAGAGCGCGCGTCTCGGCGGTCTGCAGCAGCCAGTTCAAATTCTCGGCAGCCGGACTAAGTCCGCCCGGCTGGATAAAAACCTGCCATTCGGGCGGCGGCGTCGCCACCGTCTGCTGCCATTGCGTGCCGTCGGTCGGCATGTTCGAGTCCAGCACCATGCCGTACCACGAGCAGATTTCAGGAAAGCGACCGCACCGTCCGGCGATGGCGACCATCAGGTCGAAGTCGATCTCAATGGCCTCCGACACGAACGCTCCTGTCAAATTCATCGACAGAATACGTTTTTGATCTTCAGGCGTTTCCAGCGGTAAAAGGATCCACTCCGATACGACGTCGCCGAACTTGAACCACACCGTGCTCTCCGACACCTTCCAGTCGGCAATCGGACCGAACCATTGAATGATGTCCTTCAACACGGTGTTCTTGAGTTGGGACAGCGTCTGCCTGAGCAGAGCCCACCGTGTGCGCCTAAAACCGTCCGGTCCGGGTGCCTGCTCGCAGGATCGGCGCACCAGCTCGAACAGAACCGTCGTGGTCTTGCCCGAGCCCAGTGGCCCGAGGATGAAGCGATAGAATGAGTTCGACAGCATGAACTGGCTGCCGGTCGGCGGTGGCGTAAACGTGATCTCGATCATGTCTCGCTAACTCCGGGAGTTAGCACGGCCTCACCTTCGATGGTCTTGGGCTCGCTTGACTCCTTGTCAAACGATAACTTCTGGCCGCCCAGCATGATGTTGATCTGCACGCGACCACTGCCGTCGTCCTTGGTCAGCGGGCCGTCGCCGAGATGCCCGACCTTGGCCAAGAATTGTAGCGCCTGCACCCGCGCCGCGCCGGGGATGTCGGGATCGCGAATGATATCGACGGCGTCCAATAAAAGTTCCTCGATCATCGACGCCGCCTTGATCGACACCCGCTCACGCAAATTGGCCTTGGTGCTGGCGCTCCAGATCTGTGCCTCCTCCAGCAGGTGGGTCTGGAAGATCGGGCTTTCCTTCATGCGGTCGAACGCCTCGGAGTCGATGCCGGCCTTCTGCAGCACCATCTCGAGCGGTTGAATTTCACGGGCGATCTCGCGGGCGATGCGGGCCATGTCGAGTTCGGTGAGCGAGCGCGAACCGATCAACTCAGGCATCGTTTGGGCTCCTTGTGGGTTTGTTGCGGTAAAGCTACTATACTCGGTATCTATTGGTAATCTTTCGCGGGGGACCATGGCTGAGCCGTTCGCTGCCGCGCCGTCACCGACATCGGTCCCGATGGCCCAACGCTACCCGACCTCGTTGCGCGTGGTCTCCAACGCCGAGCTCGACCAGCAGCAGCAACAGCAGGATCAGCTTCAGCAGGACGCGCAGAACCTCGCGGCCGCCCATCCCTACACCGGCTTGCTCGGCTTCGTGCGCAGCCAGTGGGACATCATGCGCCGCCATCGCGACAGCCTGCCCGGCTGGACCGAGCGATTGCTCGCCGCCATGCGTGCTTTCAATGGAGTTTATGACCCGCAGAAACTGCAAGAAATTAGAAAATTCGGCGGCTCGGAAGTCTATGCCCGGTTGATCGCTGCCAAGTGTCGTGGCGCTTCCTCCCTCCTGCGTGACGTCTACCTCGGCGCTGACCGGTCATGGGGGCTGGAACCGGAGAGTGATCCTCCGGTTTCAGCTTCCATCCAGCAGGCCATCAACACGGTGGTCCAGCAGGAGCTGCAGCAGGCCGCCTCGATCCAGATGCAGATCACGCCCGACCAGATACGCGAGCGTGTCTGGGGGATGATGGCGCAGGCGCGCACCGCCGCCAAGAAGATGGCCGAGGACCAGACCCAGCTGGCCGAGGACAAGCTCGATGAAATTTTGACCGAGGGAAATTTCTACGGCGCACTCGCCGACATTTTGGTCGACATCCCGCTGTTCCCCTACGCCGTGCTCAAGGGACCGACCGTCAGGATGGTCTTTGAAGTTGATTGGTCCACCGGGCGACCGGTGATGAAGCGCAAGCCAAAACTGTGGTGGGAACGGGTCTCGCCGTTCGATGTCTATTGGACGCCCGGCGCGGCCGACATCGAGGATGCCAGCATCATCGAGCGCACGCGCTTCACGCGCACCGACCTCAACGACCTTTTAGACATGGACGGTTTCGACGTGAACGCCATCCGCGCCGTTTTAGACAACTACGGTCGCGGTGGTTTGGCAGATCAGTGGGACATGGCCGAGTCGCCGCGCGCCATGCTGGAGAGCCGCGAGGACCCGTGGTTTAACCAATCGCATATGATCTCCTGCCTGCAATTCACCGGCAACGTGCAGGGCCGTATGCTGTTGGACTACGGTTTTACCGCCAACGACATTCCCGATCCGATCCGCGACTACGCCATCGAGGCGTGGATGATCGGTCCCTACTTCATCAAGGTGCAGCTCGGCGTGTCGCCGCGCCGCCGGCACAAATACTACGTGTCAAGTTGGGAGAAAGTGCCGGGCACGCCGGTCGGCAACGCCATCCCCGATCAGATCAGCGATCTGCAGGAGGTTTGTAATGCCTCACTTCGCTCACTCGTCAACAATCTCAGCATCTCGTCGGGTCCGCAGGTCGTGGTCAACGATGATCGTCTGGCTGGCCTTGAGACCGGCGAGGACCTCTACCCGTGGAAACGCTGGCACGTAAACAACCCGCTGCTCGCCAGCTCGACCGAGAAGCCGGTCGACTTCTTCCAGCCCCAGAGCAATGCCAATGAACTTTTAGGCGTCTTCAAAGCGATCTACGATCTTTCAGACGATGTCAGCGCGATCCCTAAATATCTGTCAGGCAATAGTCCCGGCGGTGGTGCTGGCCGCACTGCTTCCGGACTGGCGATGCTCATGGGCAATGCTAGCAAAATTCTTCAAACTGTTTGCGCTAACATTGATCGTGACATGATGTCACCGGCGCTCACCAACCTTTTAGACCTCGTGCTGCTGACCGACACGACCGGCCTGTTGCAGGGCACAGAAACCGTCACTCCAAAGGGAGTGGTTGTGGCAATGCAGCGGGAAACGATGAGGGCGCGTCAGCTAGAATTTCTGCAGCTCACCGGTAATCCCATCGACATGGCGATCATGGGACCGAAGGGGCGCGCCGCCGTGCTGCGCTCGGTCAGCACCACCATCGGCCTGCCCGGCGAGGAGATCGTGCCGACCGACGACGAGATCCAGCAGCAGCAGGCGCAGGCACAGCAGAACGCAGCGGCTGCGGGGGCCGCTGGACACGTTCAGGGACCTCCGGTACCTCCGGGTGGCCCGGGTGGCGGAGGCTCTCCAGCAGGCCCCGCAGGCCCGCCGGGAGGCCCTCCGGGCGTCCCGACGCCGCAGCAGACTCCGGCTCCGGGCGGCGACAGCACCAAGGCGCAAGCGCCGCGCGCCGCGACTTTCATCCAGCGACCGAGAGGAGCATGACATGGCAAAGGAAACCAAGGACGCAGACGGTGGTGACCGCGCTCCCTTCCTGAAGGGCGGCAACAATTCTATGCACTCGGCCCGGGGCACCGGCACCCAGACCCCCGGCCAGTCCTCGCAGGAAGGGTCGAGCGCCATCGGCAGTCCGCAGAATGTGCAGGCCGGGCCGTCGAGCGTCGCCGGCTTCACCAACGATGCCGGGACCAACAAGGATCACGCCGGTACCCAGACGCCCGGTGTCAGCGGCGCGACCAAGAAGGGCGGCGACGCCAAGTTCGCCTCAGGCGGCTCGACGCCGATGTTCGGCAATCGCGGCTCGCTGCCGGCGCGCGGCGGCTACACCACGCCGGGCTGAGCCATGGCCCTCAACAAATCCGGCCTGCCGCCGCAGAAGCGCCCGGTTGTCGCTGCCGAGCGACCGGGCGGCTTTGGCACCGTCAAGCCGACCAAGGCCAAGCCGATAGGGCTCGACCTTGGCGGACCGCCTAGGACGTTCAAGCCGAGCGGTCCGACCCAGATCGGCAAGGGCATCCAGACCGAGGCGCTGGCTGGCGGCGGCAAGCTCGGGCCACGCACGCCCAAGATACCGAAGATCCCCACGATCAAGCCGCCGAGGTTTTAGTGGCCGCCCGCCCGGTACTCCCGCAGTACGCCGCGCCGCAGCTTAACCCGGTAACTAACCGTTTGACATTAAGTCAAGCCGGCATGTTGCCGGGTCGCGCGGCGATGAACCAGCTGACCAAGGGCAACCCGCAGCAGCAGTCCTACCAGAACTACGCCAAGCTCGCGCCGAGCGGGGCCAACGCGCCAATGACCTACCAGAGCATTTTGGACATGGCGAACTTGGGGGCGTCGGCCCAGCCGAAATGAATGGCCAGCAACCCTTTGTTCGATATCGTCATGGCGGCGGCCCAGTTGAAGGCGGCCGCGCCGCAGTTTTACGGTCAGTTGTGCGATGCCTTGCGCGCCTACGAGGTGCAGGCCATCGCTGAGATACTGGCCGCCGACGTGCCGCACGAGATGTTCCGCGCCCAAGGCAAGATCAAAACGGTCCAGCAGCTCAGGAAACACCTGAACGAGGCCACCGAGTTGCGCGAGACCTACACCCGGAGAGACGCCAATGCCCGACCCCAGCCCACTGGTTAACACGCCCAAGCCACCGGATGGCATCGACCCCAACGTAAAGATGCCGCCCAGCGTCATGCAGTCGAGCCGGCTCGCCATGGAGGCACACCAGCGCGCCTATCAGGGCGAGCCACCGCCACAGCAGGAGCCGCCGCCCAACGGTGCGCCGCCACCGCAGCAGGAGCCGCCACCGACCGAGCTGCCCGATGTCAATCCCGACGGCACGCCCAACTGGGAGAACCGGTTCAAGGCATTGAAGGGTCGCTACGACGCCGATAGCCGGCGTTGGGGCGAGACCCAGCAGCAGTACGACGCGCGCATGCGCGAGCTTGCGACCGAGAACGGCAAGCTGAAGCAACCGCCGCTGCCCGGCACCACCGCACCGCCCCAGCTGGTGACGCAGAAGGAGGTCGACGACTACGGGGCCGACCTGATCGACGTCATCAAGCGCGCTGCGCAGGAGGCGGTGCTGCCGCTGCTCGCCCCGCTCGCCACCTCGATGGGGCAGGTGCAGGCCCGTGTAGAGACCACCGAGAAAGAGACCAGTCGCCAGTTCCTCGCGCGCATGCACGGCAACATGGATGCCGCCGTGCCGGGCTGGAACGACATCAACAAGGATCCGAATTTCATTGCGTGGACCAAACGCAACGACATATATTCTGGCCTTAACCGGCAAGAGATGCTCCAGAAGGCGTGGTACGCAGGCGATAGCAACCGTGTCGCAGCCTTCTTTCAGGGGTTCCTTGCAGAGGAGGCTGCCACTGACCCGGCAGCGGCTCAGGCTCGCTTGGCGGCGCATCCTGAGGGAGTGGGACACCCGGCTGGTCCGGCTGCTTCTGCACCTCAGCCCAACGCGCCGCGCGTGACCCTCGAGTCGTTGGCGGCTCCCGGCAGAGCCCGAGCGGCGGTTGCTCCCCCCGCAGGCAAACCCGTCTGGACGGCTGCCGGCATCTCCTCGTTCTACATGGACGTGGCAACTGGAAAGTTCCGTGGACGGGACGCAGAGCGCATCGCGACCGAGGCTGACCTGATGGCGGCCCAGCGCGAAGGACGCATTGTCGTTAACCCTCGCACGGCGACCACGCTCGGCGGCAATGGTTGACTTTTAAGTCAACAGGCTCCGGCGGTTGCCTAGGAGCCTGCCATGGCCGTTTATCCTCTCGCTGGTTCGGGCACGACGCCCGCCATCTATCCGACTGGCTCACTCACGCCAGCGCCCGCCTACTCGCATACCGTCATCCCCGAGATCTGGTCGGGCAAGCTGATCGAGAAATTTTACGCCTCGACCGTGCTGGCCGCGATCTCCAACACCGCCTACGAAGGCGAGATCAAAAATCAGGGCGACACGGTGCACATCCGCACCAAGCCGACCATCACCATCAACGACTATCTGGCTGACGGCGGCATCGTCGTCGAGCGCCCGAGCTCCAACATCGTCGACCTCTTGATCAACAAGGGCAAATACTTCGCCACCATCCTCGACGACGTGATGGAGACGCAGTCCGATCTTAACCTGCTCGGCATGTGGAGCGACGACGCTTCGCAGCAGATGAAGATCAAGATCGACGCCGATGTGTTGCTTGGCATCCTCGGCACCGCCGATGCGGCCAATCGGGGCACCACTGCCGGCAAGGTCTCGGCCAACATCAACCTCGGCGTCACCGGCACGCCCATCGCGCTGTCGGCCATCACCGGCACCCCGGCATCCTCGGTTTCCGTGCTCGACGTCCTGCTGCGCATGGGACAGGCGCTCGACGAGCAGAACGTCCCCGAGGAGGGACGTTGGGCCGTCATCCCGACATGGGCCGCCACCAAGATCAAGCAGTCCGAACTACGGCAGGCATATCTGTCGGGCGACAGCGTGTCGATGCTGCGCAACGGCCGGCTCGGTCAGGTTGACCGCTTCACCATTTACGTCTCCAATCTGCTGCCGAAGGGCGCGGTCACTGGACCGCCCGCTTTAGCGGCTGGCGAGTGGGTGATGTATGCCGGGCACCCGCATGGCCTCACCTTCGCCAGCCAAGTCTCCAAGGTCGAGACGCTGCGCTCCGAGCACACCTTCGGCCAGATCCTGCGTGGCCTGCAGGTCTACGGCTACAAGGTGGTCGATGGCATCGCGCTCTGCGAGGCGATTGTCACCCCGGCTGCCGGCGGCTAACCCCCGGAGTTGGATGTTGACATGATGTCAACATCCAACTTTTCTCTAAACGGGGGACACGATGGCTGAGTTCGTCAACCCGACGCCGCCACCGTCGCCCGTCGCCGGCGACAAGTGGTTTGACTCGTCGACTGGCCGTCACTTCATCTGGACGGTCGGCTCGACGGGTGCTGGCGTGTGGGTGCAGGTGCCGCCGGCCGGCATGCGGTCATCGCCGCCGCCGGTCTCGGTTGCGGTGCCGTTCATGCCGGCCACCGTCACCGGCAAAATTCCCTACCTCACGGCGGCCTCGTTCCCGCCCGGCGACGCGCTGCCCAACGACCTCTGGTTCGACAGTTCCAGCGGTTTCTTCTTCATGTACTACTTCGACGGCAACACCACGCAGTGGGTGGTGACCAACCCCGGGCGCGGGGGCGTGCAAGGACCGCCGGGGCCACCGGGCATCAGTTGGCAGGGCGAGTGGGATCCGACGGTCCAGTACCTCACGACCAACGGCGTCGGCTATCAGGGTTCGAGTTATCTCGCGGTCGGCAACTCGCTCAACGTCGTGCCGGGTACCGACGATACGATGTGGGCGCTTATTGCCGAGAAGGGCGACACTGGCGCTCCCGGTGCCCCTGCGCCGGTGTGGTCCACGACAACGACAAGCGGCTGGGTGCAGCGGCCGGTCGGCGGCAACATCGGCGTGTCGGTGACAACGCCAGTGCCGAACGCATTCGTCGGCATGCTGCTGTGGCTGAGCCTCGCGGGCTACCAGCAGATCGTGGCGATGAACTCGCCGGATAACGGCATCTACAGCCTCCTCAATACTGGCGACCCGAGCAACGCAGCGCCGGGCACGGTGATGCCGGCGGGCCAGACGGTCTACGATCTGGCGCAACCCGGTCAGCAGGGTACCCCCGGTGCTCCCGGTGCTCCCAGCACGGTGCCCGGTCCGCCGGGACAAGGCGTGCCGGCTGGTGGCACGACCGGCCAGTATCTCGTCAAGTCGTCGAACGTCGACTTCGCCACGACGTGGCAGGCGCTGCCGGCGCTCAACTATCTGCCGCTGGGCGGCGGTCAGCTGACGGCGACGGCGGTGGTCGGCTGGACGGGTCGTGCGCAGTTGAGCTCGCCGGCTGACGGCGACTTCCTGATGACCAACGCCGCTGGCACCGGCTTCACCATGCTGCAGTTCGGCGGCACGACCAACGCCTTCCCGGCGCTGTTCCGCAACGGCAACCAGATTTCCGTCCTGACGGCTGACGGCTCGGCGTTCGCCACGCTCAACGCCAACAACTTCAATGTGCAGAACGGTCTGTTCTACGGCACCTTCGGTTCGATCAGCTCGCCCGGTGTCGACGGCCAGTTCGAGTTTTACAACAACGCCGGCACGGCGGCGACGCGGCTCGACATCGCGACCGACGGCACGATTAAGTTTCTAAATCGCGCCGGCACGGGCGACGCCATCACGACGTTCGCCACCCGGCCGACCGCGCAGAACGACAACAGCGGTGCCACGACGGCGTTCGTCAAGGCGGCCATCGCGGCGGCGGGTGGCAGCGCCAGCATCTCAATTGGTGACACGCCGCCGGTCTCGCCGTCTGCCGGGGCGCTGTGGTGGAACAGCGTGTTGGGCGCGCTGTTCATCT